TGTTAATACTTATGATGCAGTAGATAACTTTACTATCTACGGCAATACCAAATACTTATATCAGTATATCCTGAGTAAGTATCCTAAGGAAGTTGACTATGATTTCAGTCAACTTAATATCATGTCTCTCGATATTGAGACCACTTCAGAGAATGGATTTCCTAGTGTTGAGGAAGCACGGGAAGAAATTCTTTGCATTACTGTAAAGGACTTTACTAGTAAGAAGATTATTACTTGGGGTTGTGGTGAGTTTAGAAACTCCCGCGATGACGTTCATTATGTTTATTGTCAGAATGAACGTGAACTTCTTCTTAAGTTCCTAGAGTATTGGGTGCAGAAAACTCCTGATGTAATCACTGGATGGAATGTCAAGTTTTTTGATATGCCATTCATCTGCCGTCGCATTGATCGTATGCTGAGTATTAAGCATATGAGATCTATGTCGCCATGGAACTCTGTTCGTGAACGTAAGTTGTTTGTCAAGGGTCAGGAGAAGATCTATTATGATATCATCGGTGTTGCTACCCTTGACTATTATGATCTCTATCAGAAATTTACTTACACCAACCAGGAATCTTATCGTTTAGATCACATTGCTTTTGTGGAACTGGGACAGAAGAAACTCGATCACTCTGAGTTCGAGAACTTTCAGGACTTCTATCGTAGTGATTGGCAGAAGTTTATTGAGTACAACATCCATGACGTTGAACTTGTAGACATGCTGGAAGATAAGATGAAACTGATTGAACTCGCTGTTACTATGGCATATGATGCCAAGGTGAACTTTGAGGATGTATTCTATCAGGTTCGTATGTGGGATAGTATCATCTATGATGCCTTGACACAAGAGAACATCGTCATTCCTCCTAAGACTGAGAGCACTAAAGATCAGCAGTATGCTGGTGCTTATGTGAAGGAACCTGTTCCTGGAATTTATGATTGGGTAGTTAACTTTGACCTTAACTCACTGTATCCACACCTCATCATGCAGTATAATATCTCTCCTGAGACCCTTCTGGATGACCGTGTGAGCGGCATTAACGTAGACAAACTACTTAACCGCGAGATTGATACGAGCACCTTAGATGGCGTTACTATGTGTCCTAACGGAACTTTGTTTACTACGAAGAAGCAGGGTTTCCTTCCTAAGTTGATGCAGAAAATCTATACGGAGCGCACAATTTACAAGAAGAAGATGCTTGCTGCCAAGCAAGAGTATGAGAATACTAAAGATCCTCAACTTGTTAAGGACATCGCTAAGTATAACAACATTCAGATGGCACGTAAGATCCAACTGAACTCTGCTTATGGTGCTATTGGTAATGAATACTTCAGGTATTTCCGACTAGAGAACGCTGAAGCAATTACTCTTTCAGGACAACTCTCGATCAGATGGATTGAGAATAAGATGAATGAGTATCTCAATAAAATTCTAAAATCTGGTGATAAAGATTATGTCATTGCTGTGGACACTGACTCCATTTATCTTGATCTGGGCGATCTTGTTAAGAACGTATTCAAAGGAGGAACGCCGTCTGATAAGAAGGTTGTCAATTTCCTTGATAAGATCTGTAAGGTGGAACTTGAAACTTATATTGAGAGTTCTTACCAAGAACTCGCCACTTATGTTCGGGCATACGCGCAGAAGATGAAGATGAAGCGGGAGAACATCGCTTCCAAGGGTATCTGGACTGCCAAGAAGCGATATATCCTCAACGTCTGGGATAGTGAGGGTGTACGTTACAAGGAACCTAAGATGAAGATCATGGGACTAGAGACGCAACGTTCATCTACACCTGCATATTTCAGAGACAAACTTCTGAAGGCATACAAGATCATGATCAAAGGCACTAACGATGACATGATTGATTATATTAGTGACATCAAACGCGAGACCCAACAGCAAAATTATATAGATATTGCATTCCCCCGAGGATGTAATGGTCTTGAAAAATACAGGAGTTACTCGGAGATTTATAAGAAGGGTACACCTATTGCTGTCCGAGGTGCATTATTGTATAATCACTATCTCAAGCAGCATAAAATTACTAATAAGTTTCCTCTTATCCAAGAAGGAGAAAAGGTAAAATTCATTTACCTCAAAACACCAAACCCTATTGGTGAGAATATCGTATCATTCTTTAATACGCTTCCTAAAGAATTTAAGTTAGATCAATACATTAATCATCAGAAGCAATTTGAGAAGTCCTTCCTGGAACCTCTGAAATCTGTGATAGAATGTATTGGGTGGAAGCATGAGCGCACTGGCTCATTAAGTAGTTTCTTTTCGTAATCATTATGTCATTTTTAAACAACGTTATCAAGGAGTTAGATAATGAATTTGCGTCAATTGTTGATGAAGGCATCGCCGCAGGAGATTGTGATACTTTTGTGGACACCGGTTCTTACATTCTCAATGGTCTTGTGTCTGGGAGCATATTTGGTGGTCTCCCGTCAAACAAAGTCACCGCCCTTGCAGGAGAATCAAGCACAGGGAAAACCTTCTTTGCTCTGTCGATTGTAAAGAACTTTCTCACACAAAACTCTAAGGGTCAGGTAATTTATTTTGAGTCTGAATCTGCTATCTCTAAGAGCATGATGTCAACTCGCGATATTGATGTGAAGCGTGTGGGTCTTGTCCCCGTAACAACGGTTCAGGAGTTTCGCACTCAAAGTATTAAGATCGTTGATGAGTATAATAAACTTAAGAAAGAGGACCGCCCACCGCTCTTATTTGTGCTAGACTCTTTGGGTATGCTATCAACCTCCAAGGAAGTTGCTGATGCATCTGATGGTAAGGAGACACGCGACATGACCCGTGCTCAGGTAATTAAATCTATCTTTAGAATTTTGTCACTGAAGCTGGGTCAGGCAGGCATTCCTTTGATTGTTACTAACCACACTTATGAAGTTGTCGGTGCTTATGTCCCAATGAAAGAAATGGGTGGTGGTAGTGGTCTGAAGTATGCTGCTTCTAGTATTCTATTCCTCGCCAAAAAGAAGGAGAAGGATGGCACTGAACAAGTTGGTAACATCATTAAAGTGAAGGCACATAAGTCTCGCTTCACTAAAGAAAATTCTATTGTAGAAACGAGGTTATTCTTTGACGAACGTGGACTTGATAAGTATTATGGACTACTGGAATTGGGTGAGAAGCACGGAGTCTTTGAGCGTATTGGGAACCGTGTTAAGACTGAGCATGGGAATGTATATCCTTCTGCTATCTACAAGGATCCCGAGAAGTTCTTCACTGAAGAAATCCTCCAAGCACTTGACGAGTGTGCCAAGAAAGAATTCTGCTATGGATCTTGATGGAAGTAATTGAAAGCACTATCCTGAAAAATCTCGTTACTAACGAGAGTTATATGCGTAAGGTTATTCCTTATGTGAAACCAGAATATTTTATTCACTATGCTGATAAAATTCTGTTTGATATTATTAATGAGTTTGTGGTTAACTATGGTCAACCACCTACTAAAGAAGTACTTTCTATTGAGGTTGATAATCGTAAGGATCTGAATGAAGATTCTTACAAGGAACTGCAAGTAAAGATTGCTGACATTGATAACACTGAAGTCGATGATCGTTGGATCCTTGAGACTACAGAGAAATGGTGTAAGCAACGTGCAGTTTACTTGGCACTACTGGAGAGTGTTAAGATTGCTGATGGTAAGGATGAGAAGAGAAGTGAGGATGCTATTCCATCAATTCTCCAGGAAGCATTGGGTGTTTCTTTTGATGAGCACATTGGACACGATTACATAGATGATTATGAAAGTCGCTATGAGTACTATCACCGAAGTGAAAACAAAATTCCGTTTGATTTATCTCTCTTCAATAAAATTACGAAGGGTGGTATTTCTAATAAAACTCTTAACATCGCCCTTGCTGGTACAGGTGTAGGTAAATCATTATTCATGTGTCACTGTGCTGCTGCTACCCTTCTACAGGGTAAGAATGTATTATACATCACATTGGAGATGGCGGAAGAGAAGATCGCAGAACGTATTGATGCTAATCTTCTCAATGTCAATATCAAAGACATTGAAGAACTGCCGGAACAAATCTTTAGTTCAAAGATGGCTAGACTGGCACAGAAGACTACTGGTAAACTTATCATCAAGGAATACCCCACAGCGTCAGCACATAGCGGACACTTCAAGGCACTCCTGAATGAACTTTCACTTAAGAAAAGTTTTACACCTGACATTATCTTTATTGATTATCTAAACATCTGTGCATCATCACGATATAAAGGAGCACTTGTAAATTCTTATACTAACATTAAAGCAATTGCGGAAGAACTTCGTGGACTTGCTGCTGAACATAACGTCCCTATTGTTTCGGCTACTCAGACTACTCGTTCTGGTTATGGTTCTAGTGACATTGATCTTACTGATACCTCTGAGTCTTTTGGACTACCTGCTACTGCAGACTTTATGTTTGCTCTTATCAGCACAGAAGAACTTGAAGGCATCAATCAACTCATGATCAAGCAACTTAAAAATCGTTATAACGATACTACATCTTTTAAAAGATTTGTTATCGGCATTGACAGATCAAAGATGAGGTTGTATGATGTAGAGGAGTCCGCTCAGGTTGACATTGTTGACTCAGGGCAGGAGCAGTATGACTTTGAGGAGATTGCCAAGTCTCAAAGTAAATCATCTATGGCAAAGTTAACTGACTTCAAATTTTAATCTATGACTATTGACACACAAAAATACCTTGACTTTGTTGACGCTGTTACATCAGAACAAAGCAAGGACTATGAGGCACTTATCTATCGTCTTCAAGAACTAGAGGGGCAGGAGTTTCCTAGTGAGAGATTACTTACTGCTGCTGTAGGAATGTCTGCTGAGGCAGGTGAGTTCACTGAGATTGTTAAGAAGATTATCTTCCAGGGTAAACCTGTCAATGATGAAAATCTGTTTCACCTCAAACGTGAACTTGGAGACATCATGTGGTATGTTGCTCAAGCATGTATGGGTCTCAATGTTTCTATCGATGAAGTCATTGAGATGAATGTTGATAAACTTAAGTCACGTTATCCTGGTGGTGAGTTTGACGTTCACTATTCAGAGAACAGAGTAGAAGGAGATCTATAATAAATACCCCCGTAAGGGGGTTTTTTAATGGCATATTCTATTCGTCCGAGAGACAAGGATGAAATATATCAAGTAACTAGTTATAAAACTGATAAGATTGGTTTGATTGTAGAACTTTATGAATACCTTACTAGTAAATATCGTAATGTGGATCGCCCCCTGATCCTTAATGATGCTAGAGGTGGTAATGAAGTTAAAGTACATCCTGAGATAGCACAGGCATCTGGTCTTAGTGAAAGAGACTTGGAAAGAAATTCTCGCACTACATTAAAAATTAGATATGGAGTTGGTAGTGGTGGTGGTAGAGCAAGATATAATATGGGTAATGCTGCAGAAGGAATTCTAGCAGCAGCGATTGCTGCTCGTTTTGTTAATAAAGGAAAAAGAATTACTG